CAAGGTTGGGTACAAGTCAAAAGAGAACTTGAAAGTACTTTTAGAGCAGTTACTCAACTTGGTTATGCAGTTTTATTTATTTCACATGATAAAGATAAAACATTTAAAAGACAGGATGGAACAGAATATAATCAGGTAGTACCTACATTAAGTAATAGTTATAATGAAATAATTAAAAATATGGTTGATATATATGGTTATGCTCATCTTGTTGTAAAAGATGGAACTCCCGCGAGAGTTTTAACTTTACGTTCTTTTGATGGAACTATAGATTGTGGTTCTAGATTTAGATATATGCAACCTGAAATTAAATTTTCATATAATTCTTTAGTTGATGCTTTAAATAATGCAATAGATGAAGAGGCTAAAAGAGCTGGTAAAGAATTTATTACAGATGAAAGAAATACATCAACATCCTCTGAGGAACTTGATTTTGATGCTTTATATAAAGAATGTTCTAAATTAGTGAGATCTATCCCACCAGAGAAAAAAGAATATTACCGTCCTAGAATTGAAGAAATTATTGGACGTAATTTAGGTAAAGGAAAAAAGATTTCACAAATTACAAGAAATCAAGTTGAGCAATTATCATTAATTGTATATGATTTAAGAGAACTTTTTGAAGAAGAAGTCAAGGATTGATCCTTGACTTCTTATTTTTTTTATGTTATAATAAAATATAAAGAATAAAAAAGGGAAAATAAAATGATACCTGCAAAATGTTTAATTTGTAATAAAACTTTCGATAGAGAAAAAATAGCTTGTATTAAAATAGGAAATAGATATATACACGAAAAATGTGCAATAGCAAATCCTAAAAAAATAAAAGAATTACAAGATCGAGAAGATTTTTTTAGTTGCGTTAAATCTATTTATGGGCCTAAATATGAATATCAAATGATAAACAGCCAAGCTGAGTATTTTATTAAAACTTATGGATATACTTGGTATGGAATGACAAAAGGATTACAATGGTTTTATTTTGTAAATAATGGAACAACTGAAAAGAGTAATGATGGAGTAGGTATTATTCCATATGTTTATGATAAAGCTAAAGAATATTATCAAGAGATAGAAAAGACAAAAAAGAAAAATGAAGAAATTAAAATGCGGCAACCGGTTATCGAGATTAAATCTAAGTCTCCCCGAGCATGGAAGCGACCGCCGCAAATGTTTGATTGGGAGGATGATGAATGAGTAAAATAAGATATGTAGATATTCCTGCTATTGTGCAGGTTATAGGATGCGTTTATCGAAATCCTAATCTTATAGATGACGAAAGATATAGTTTTACAGCAGAAGATTTTACAGAAGATTTACATAAAGTTGTATTTGGAGCCATTTATAATCTTCATAATCTTGGTGTAGAAAAAATCACAACTTCAGTAATAGAAGACTATCTTCAACAAAAACCTAAGAAAATGGCAGTCTATAAAAATTATGATGGTACTGGTTATCTAGCAAAGGCCGTTTCAATTTGTCAGCCAGATGCTTTTAATTATTATTATCATAAAATGAAGAAAATGACACTTCTTCGTATGTATAATGAAAGAGCTGGTCTTGATTTAGCATGGTTATATGATATAAATAATATATTCGATCAAAAGAAGAAACAACGTCAAGAGGAATGGTTAGATAATACTACCGAAGAGCAAATTGCTGAAACTATTGATAATAAAATAGAAGATATAAAACTTAAATACCTTAATGGTGCAGTTGATGATATTATTCAAGCGGGCGTTGGTAGTGACGATCTTTTAACTGAACTTCAAACAACTCCTGATGTAGGTTATCCTTTATATGGAAATCTAATCAATACTGTGTTTAGAGGGGCTAGACTTGGCAAGTTTTATCTGCGGTCCGCGGCTACGAATGTTGGTAAATCCAGAGCTATGGTAGCAGATTGTTGCAATATAGCCTGTAATGAAATTTATGACCTAGAAAAAAGAGAATGGGTTCAAAATGGAAATACAGTTGAGCCTACTATATATGTTATGACTGAACAGATTTTTAGTGAAGTTCAAACTATGATGTGGGCATTTTTATCTGGAGTTCCCGAAGATCATATTTTAACAAATAGATATGAAGGAAATGAACTTGAAAGAGTTAGACATGCTATTGAAGTGATTAAAAATAGTCCTTTATATTTAAAACAATTACATGATTTCTCTCTACAAGATATTGAAAATGTAGTTAAACTTAGCGTTAGAAAATTTAATGTAAAATACTTCTTTCTTGATTATATCCATTCAAGTATGAAAATATTATCTGAAGTTAGTTCTAAAGCATCGGTTAAAAATTTAAGAGAAGATAATGTATTATTTATGATTAGTGTTCGTCTTAAAGACTTGGCTACTGATAATGGTATTTTTATTTTATCTAGTACACAGTTAAATGCAGACTATCAGCACGCCTCTGTTTATGATCAAAATCTATTAAGAGGTGCTAAAGCTATTGCCGATAAAATTGATGCCGGTAGCATTATGTTACAATTAAATCAGCAAGATCATGATAATATAGACGAAATGGTAAATCAAAAAGGATTAGAACAACCTAATCTTAAAATTTCAATTTATAAAAATAGACGAGGCAAGTACAATCATATCCTACTTTGGTGCAAGGCAGATTTAGGTATTTGTAGAATTAATCCTATTTTTGCTACTGATTATAATTATCAATTAATTGATATGGAGGATTTAAAGATTGTCATTGAAGGAGAAAAAAATGAGTGATTCTTTTGCTTTAATAAGATTTAATAAAACTAAAAATATTTATTATGGAGCATATGTAGGAGTTGTTGACCTTTTATTGCCTGTAATTTGCTTACCAGAAGAATGTTATGATAAAGAGTCTGATTATTATAATCCAATAGATTATTGTAGAAAATTAACTTATAATACTTCAGATTCTTATCGGAATCTTTCTCAAGAAAAAGATTTAGATGATGTAGAAATATATTCTGATTATGGAGGCGGTTTTTATTGGTTTGGAAAAGGAAGCGAATCTCTTAAATTAATAGATAATTTTTCTTTAGATCCTTGGAAAAATAATCCTAATGATGGAACCCCTTTTTGGGTAACGAATTTTTTAAATGAAATAGAAAAATGAATCAAAAAGAATATTTAGAAAATATTAAAAATGATTTAACTTTAGACCAAGTATATCAATTACTTGTTGACCTGGGCGGAGAACCACAAATAATTAATAGTTCTTATATCATCTCAAGGACCATATGCCATAACCCTCCAGGTCAAGGTTCATTTAAATTATATTATTATGATAATACAAAACTTTTTCGATGTTATACTGAATGTAATGATGCTTTTGATATATTCCAATTAATATTAAAAGTAAAACATCTGAGTAAAAGTGGAATTACATACTGGGCAAAAGGTGGAGAATTAAAGACTAGACCCTGGGATTTACCAGATGCTCTACATTACATTCTTACTTATTATGGCATCGAAGAAGAAAATGAAAATTTTTCAGAAGAACGATTAGAACTTCCTGATGAGAAATATACATCTGAAAAATTAAGAAAACAATCAATTAAATCAAATAAACAACAAACAGTTTCCTTTGAAAAATATGATGATTCTTTTTTGAAAAACTTTCCTAGACCAAGACTTTTACCCTGGGAAAGAGAAGGTATAACAAAAGAAAGCATGGATGCTCATGGTATCTGTTATGATCCAATCAATCAAGGAATTGTTATTCCACACTATAATATCAATAATCAACTTATTGGAATTAGAGAAAGAACTTTAATAAGAGAAAATGAAGTTAAAGGAAAATATAGACCCGCTATTATTTCTGGTAAAATGTATAACCATCCTTTAAGTTTTAATTTATATAACATTAATTTCTCAAAAGAAAATATTAAAAGAATGAAAAAGGTTATTGTATTTGAAGGTGAAAAATCTTGTCTTTTATTTAGTAGTTTTTTTGGGATTAAAAATGATATTAGTGTAGCAGTATGTGGAAGTAATTTAATTAATTATCAAGTTGAAATGTTAAAATCACTTGGAGTTGAAGAAATTATAATAGCATTTGATAAACAGTATCAAGAGTATAAAGATGCGGAGTATATTAAATGGGAAGAGAAACTGATAAATATATATAAAAAATACGGAAGTTTTATTCAAATAAGTTTTATGTTAGATACAGGAAACTTATTAGGGTATAAAGATTCACCAATAGATAAAGGACCAGACATTTTCCTTGAATTATTTAACAATAGGAAAAAACCTAGATAAGAGTTGTTCACTTGACAACTCTTATTTTTTTTGTTATAATTTAAAAAACGAAAAATTGAAAGAAGGAATAAATATGAGATACTAGTTAATAAAACCCATAAATTAGAATTATTCAGTTATTCAACAAATTTTAACAAATAGAAATATTCCAGTTGATAAAATCAATGATTATTTATTTACAAGTGATGCGGACGTTGCTCCCCCCGAAGCTTTAGGCTAGGATAAACTCCGACAAGCAGCTGCCGCATTAATTTCAACCATTTCAAATAAAGGTATTGCATTATTAGTAATTGATAGTGATTGTGATGGTTTTACCAGTTCTGCAATTTTACTAAATTATTTACATGACTTCTTCCCTACTTGGGTGTAGCATAATATAGATTATTATCTTCATTAGGGAAAACAACATGGATTAGCAGATGTCCGCCACTTAGATAAAGAATATGACTTACTTATTGTACCTGATGCAGGTTCTAATGATGTAAATTAGTGCTAGGCATTTTCTAAATATGGCAGTAAAATAATTGTATTAGACCACCACCTATGTGATGTAAAAAACGATTACGCCATTGTTATTAATAATCAGCTTTCAGATTATCCAAATAAAGATTTTTCGGGAGCAGGAGTTGTTTGGCAGTTTTGTAGATATTTAGATAAACTTTTAAAAGTATCTAATGCAGATAACTATTTAGATTTGGTTGCTCTTGGGAACTGTGCCGATATGATGTCTATGACTTCTATTGAAACAAAACATATTATTAATAAAGGTTTCCAAAATCTTAAAAACCCTTTCTTTGCTTCTCTTGCTAAGAAAAATGAGTATTCTATGAAGAATAAGGTTAATCATATGAGTGTAGCTTTTTATGTAGCCCCTTATGTAAATGCTATATGTAGAAGTGGAACAATAGAATAGAAAGCATTAGTATTTAAATCAATGTTAAAGTATTAGGCTTTTAAAGAAGTTTTATCTACTAAACGAGGACATTTACTTGGATAGAAAGAGCAATTAGTTGAACAAGCAATGCGAGTTGTTACTAATGTAAAAAATAGACAAACAAAAGCACAAGATGCTGGATTAGCTACAATAGAAAGTCTGATAGAACAAAAAGGATTGTTAAATCATAAAGTTCTTCTATTCTTGCTAGAACCTGGCCAAGTAGATCGGAATATAGCAGGTTTAATTGCTAATAAAATTATGGCAAAATATCAAAGACCTGTTTGTTTATTAACAAAAATAACAGAATATGAAAAATCGGATATTCCACCTTGGGAAGTAAATGAATCAGCTACAATTATTTCATATCAAGGTTCAGCAAGAGGATGTTAGAAAGTTGGAGTTACTGATTTTAAAAGTATATGCGCGGACACTGGTGTAACAATGTATTAGACTGGTCACCCTAACGCATTTGGATTAGGTATATTAGAATAGAACATCCCAGCTTTTATTTAGAAAACCGACGCCGCCTTAGTTGATATGCAAGATGAAGCCGTTTATTATGTTGATTATATTTATGATGGAGATAATATTCAACCTATTGATATTTTAACAATTGCAGATATGTAGGATTTATGGGGTAAAGATATTGATGAACCTTATCTTTGTATAAAAAATATTTGTATCAATTCTGATATGGTAACAGTATACAAGAAAAAAGATAATACGCTTAAAATAACTTTATCTAATGGTATTAGTTTAATGAAATTTAAAGCTACTGATGAGTAGTGTGAAATGTTACAAAATAGTGATGGATATTATACTTTAGATATTATTGGTAGAGCAAATAAGAATGAATGGATGGGACATGTGAGTGCTCAGATATTTATTGAAGACTATGAAGTTGTTGATTATTAGGAAGGATGGTTTTAATGATAAAAACAATTTATATATGTGATTTTTGTAAACAAACAGTATCAAAAGAAAAAGATTTATATAAGGTTAAAGTTCCTGATTTAAATAATCTTTATGGTTTTTCTACTCCAGACTATAGTGTTTGTATAAATTGTTATACAAAACTAGGAAAAGAAGTTCAAAAGATGATAAAATCGGGAGCTGATGATTAATTAATCTGCTGGCGCGCGGAGGGCCGTGTTTCGGATTGAATTTGGCTTTTGGCCTTTTTCAATCCGAATTTGACTTTTTAAGATTTTTATGGTATAATTATAATATACGATAAAAGGAGTTGAGAAATTATGATATTAACGTTAAAGCAAGAACAGGGATTAAAAGAATGTATTGAAAGATATAAGAATGGAGAAAAATATTGTGTAATCTCAGGTTATGCGGGCGCCGGTAAATCAACATTAGTCAAGGTTATTATTGATAATCTTCCTGGAATTGACCCTGAGCAAGATGTAGTTTATGCTTGTTATACAGGCAAGGCCGCGCAGGTTCTTCTTAAAAAAGGAAATAGAAATGTAATTACATTACATAAACTTCTTTATGAAAGTATTCCAAAGCCCGATGGGACTTTTTTTAGAAAACCCAAAGATGAAATTGATTATGATATAGTTGTAGTAGATGAAGTTTCTATGGCTCCAAGATTTCTAATGGAACTTCTTTTTAAACATGATTGTTTTATTATTTGCCTTGGAGACCCCTTCCAGCTTCCACCTGTAGATAAAGACCAGGATAATGGTCTCCTTGCTCATCCTCATGTTTTTTTAGATGAAATTATGCGGCAAGCTTTAGATTCTAATATTATTCGTCTTTCTATGAAAATTAGGCATCAAGATAGAATTGATTATGGAAAAGAAGATGATGCTATTGTTATGCCATATGATAAATTAACTACTGGAGTTCTAAAATGGGGAGACCAAATTTTAGTTGGAACGAATAAAACTAGAATTAATATTAATCAAACTTTGCGTAATATGCAAGGAAGAGGTCCTGAACCAGAAGAAGGTGAAAAAGTTATTTGCTTAAGAAATTACTGGAATAATTTAGCCACAAATAATGACCCTCTTGTAAATGGAACGGTAGGATATATTTCAAATTTATATACATCTTATAATCATATTCCACCTTATTGTGGAGGTCAAACTATTCCAGTATTATATGCTGACTTTATGTCTGATAGTGATGCTGATTTTGGTACACTAGATATGGACAAGCATCAAATTATAACAGGCGAAAGAAGTCTTGATGCAAGAACTATTTATAAATTAAATTCAAGACGACCTACACAACATCTTGTACCGATGGAATTTACTTATGCCTATGCTATTACATATTGGAAGGCGCAAGGCAGCGAATGGGACAAGGTAATAGTAATGGAAGAGGGCTTCCCTTATGATAAAGAAACTCACGCTAGAGCAATGTATACAGCTATTACGCGCGCTTCTCAAAAAGTTATTTGGATTAGATAATTTTTATAAAAAGAGGTCATAATATTTATATAATAAAAAAGGAAAAGGAAAATAATAAAATGTATGTATGTCCAACTTGTAGTAAAGAATTTAAAATAGAAGATGGAGTTAGAAAGCATATGCTAAAATGCTGGAAGGAAATTCATCCTTATCACAAATCTAAAGATGCTCCTCGAAGTGAGAACATAATTACAAGAGAAGTAAGTAATGATATAATGGATTTTTTTAATTCTTTGGAGAAATAAAATGATAGAAGAAATTAATATAAAGAGTCACCTTATAGTAACAGACGTGCATGAAGAATATAGTATTAAATGGTGCGGTAAAATAAAAGACACCAAACCTATATTTAAAAATGGAAAACCTATCTTTGTAGTAGTGGGAACAGAAGGTCGGATGGAGTTAAACACGACTGATATGAAAAAAATTGAGAATTGCGCTAAACGATTAACTAGACCTAAAGGACGTTCTGCTATCACTACAGATACAGCACGTATATATATAAAAGAAGAAGATGATAAAGAAACATTATTAGGTGTTTTAACTCATAATCATGTAAAAACATATGCTCAAATGTATGATAAAGTAGGATATTATTAAATAAGGGGATTTTATGAAAAAATATAGGTTAGTAGAAGAAAGCGAATTAAGAAGATTGATTGAAGGAAATTGAAATAATTTTTACTTTTGAAACAGTAGAAGATAAACCTGGATATTATTGGTTTAATAAAAGAAATTATGAAATAATACCAAAAGAAGTTTTAAAGAAAGCGATAAATGAATATAATGATAAAAATAAAAACTAGCTATTTTTATCAGATTAGGAACTTTACCCCTAATCTCATACCTGTTTCAACCTGCCTCCGCGATCCAGACTGGTACCGCCCGCCTCAAGGCGAAGAATATTATA